CCTCTTTGCTGTTGATATACATTCTCTATATCTCCTGCAATTAGTGCAGCTGTGTCATCAAGGATAACTTCAACTAAGTCATCTTTAAATTCACAATTTACATTAGCTGTACTTACTAAACCAGTATATGGATTTACACAATCCACTACCTCAATAAGTACAGGTTTTCTATAATAAGTTAATATAGGGTTAACAATGTCAAAGCTGCTATCCCTATATATTCTTATTCTATTATCTATCATAGTACAGAATGTTTCTCCCCATTCAAAACTTGGATTCTTTAATGGATCTCTTAATAAAAGAGGAACATTAGCTTCTTCAGCTAAATATACTGTCATAGATCTTGGTGTACAACAATCATCTTTTGCTTGTGTTGTAACCCTTTTGTACTCTAAATATGTATCAACTGGAAAATTAGTTGCTTCAAAGTATGTGTCAGTAACATTACCATTAAGAGATAACTCTATCAGTAATGGTTGTAAATCATCTATTCTTTTCTTAGATAACTCATCACCTTCCTTATACATATTACCACCGTGTAGGTTTCTTCTACACCACTCTATCTGAGCTTTATTAAAAGCTTCTATAAACTGCCAGCATTCAATGTTATCATAATCATTACTATCTAGCTTATTTAATCTTTGTTTAAGCTTTATAAAGAGTGTACTATTTTCCATTATTTAATATTTTATGAGTTCCAATATGGTTCAACTTTGTCTAATAATGACAACAATGTTTCTTCATTTTCTGGATCTCTAAGGAAATCTAAGCATTCATTAGGTCTTTTACCCATTCTTACTCCACTATCAATTGGCTCCATCCAACCGCCAGATTTAGTAACAATAAATCTATAATAAAGACCATCTTTAATTAATGCTCTGATTTTCAACTCTTCCATATCCAATCCTGCAACTTCCAGGAATTGTGATGCAGCTCTCTTCTTATTACCCTCAGAACCATTTCCATTTACATAGTCATCCATGTTTTCAAATAATACATCATTAGGTGTATTCTTTGTATATTGTACACTATCAACATCACATACTTTTGCAACATAAAGTAACTTAGTAGTGTTACTATCATATAACTCAGTTAACTTAGAGATAGCTCTGTTTCTGAGTTTAGTGTACTCTGTTCTAGTAGTTAAAGTTTCTTCAACTGTATCTAGATAAAACTTTGGTTCTTTCTGTGCAGATTTTGCATCCTTTAGTGATTTTGCAACTATAGAAAACCCACCTGCTTTGATTGCATAAAGTTTAATTTTATCATATGGATCAACTTCTGGATCTAAAAATACAGGGTCATTACCACATCTAATTTCAATCTTATCCCAGAACTTAGAGTTGTCTGGCTTCATTACTGTAAGTTTATTCCAAAACTCTTTATCTTTTGTATCTACTACATTTGCAGCAAGTGAAGCTTCTAAATCAGCAACTACAGCTCTGATCTCAGCAATCTTTTCTTTCTTTTCTTTTGGAGGTAAAGATTTTACTTCTGGGGCAAATTCATTTAACCCAGTAACATATCTCTTTACTCCATTCAATTCCAAACAAGCTAAACTTTCTTGATGCCATACGCCATCATGAAGAGATAAGCCATATTGTTCTAACCCCATATTCTCCTTGCTAGGATTAAAATAAGGTCTAATAGCTATTGTGCTACTTTTCTTTTTATGTTGATATTTCTCAACAATAGTGTAATCTTCCATAATATTGGTTTTAAAAATTAATAATTGTTATACATAGTCAAAAGTACAAAATCTTGTACAATCTATTATTATTAATATTTCTAAAAGCAAGAGGTTAATCTTGCTTCAAGTTATTTGACGTTAGTCAATAACAATTTTTAATATTCCAGCAGTGTGATAAATATCTCCCTTTTTTAAGCCTGCAGCTTTTGCAGCAGCATTGTCAGCATAAGAATCAGAATCAGCAATATCACGTATCCAAGATCTAACTAAATTTACATGTAGTAATCTTGCATTACCTGTTTCTGCTCTTGAAACCCCTTCATATGCTGGGCTCTCAAATTGAGATTTTAATACAGCTAGTTGTTTTGGTGCTCCCATGATATTTATTTTTTAAAGGTTAAAAATAAAAGGGAGGAGGTATTACCCGCCTCCCCTTTGATTACAATTCTTAGAATGATCCTCCCGTAACTGGGTTTCTCATTACAATTTTTAGAACTTTAGTCGGATCTTTAACCCATACAGCTGGCATGGTCTGAGTCATATATACTCTATATCCATTGAACTGACCAGTAGATGCAAACCCTTGAGTTCTTCCCATGTAGTCCATAGTACCATTTTGGTAGAACCACTTAAGTTGATTATCCCAAGAAAGTTTCAACAAGTGAATGTTGTCATTTCCTTCATCAGTTACATCAAATATAATAAAGCTAAATGAACTTAGAGGTCTACCATCAATTAATGGATTCTCAATATCATTAGTGTTTAAGTTGTCAAATGCAGGATTCAATACAAACTTAACGTTAGCTAAGAAAGGAATAGTAAAGCTTGTGTAAGCAAAACCATAATCTAAATCCATACCTTGTCCACTTACAGCTCCAATTTGAGATGCATTTTGAACTAAACCAGAACCATACACTTCATCAGCAATTGCTTTGTTGATAAGTTGCATACCACCAATACCTGTTTGAACAACAAGTGATCTTTGTGGATCTGGTCCTTTAAATTCAACTTTACCTTGGTAGAAGTTGTAGAGCTCAGACTTGAACATATCAAGAGTGAAAGAAGACTTGTTGTATACTCTCTTGAAAGAGTTATCCAACTGTGACCATAAACCAACAGATAATCTAATATCATCTGGTCCGTCTTGCTTAATTCTACCACCTTTACCCCACATTAGGTAAGTTTCAATATCTGTAGCAATTTTAGAAAGGTGTGCTGCTTCCATATTAGTAATGAAAGTACGTGTAAGAGTGCCATTTTCCATAGCTTCTCTTGCACCAGCTTTACCCATAGTTGCTACTAATCCTTCAATACTAGGTACTGATGGATTGTTAGGGTCATTGTCAAAGTTTCTCCAGATCTCAGTAACAGGTACAGTACCATCAGCATTCAAACCACCCTTGATCATAAGATCAGCACGGCTTGAAATAGAATAGTGTACGTGTGCTTCAGCTCCTCCTACAAAGTTGTAGAACTCTCTGAAACCAGAACCTGTTTCAATATCAGAAAACCTCTCACCATATTCACCTCTAGCAGAACCTTTTCTAAAGAATTTTGTTCCTTTAGCTAGGTATTTGTTATCTAAACTAGCAGCGTTGTTATTGTTAACTAACTGCACAGTATAGACAAACCCATCACCTGCAGGGATAATATCATCTGCAGTGATATACAATTCAAGACCATTATACTTATCATAAGTGATAATATCACCATGACCAAATGATCTCTTGTTGACCTTAATCTTAAATGTAGTGCCATCTACACCTTTGCTAGCGTTAGCAGGTTCAATGTCAGCCACAATATAAGGCAGGTCTTGAGCAATAGGAGTTTGCCATTTATACTCACCTCTAGCGTTGTCTACTAATATTGTATTCTTTCCACCAAAAGAAGCCATTTGATATAAAGGCATTTCAACTTTTTGAGTCATTGCCCATAAATCAATTGGTCCCATATCCATAGGCTCAGGGTTACCAAGCATCTGGGTAAGGTGATAAGAATCAACATGAGAACTTGCTTTATAGCTTGTATCTCTTAGGAAAATCCCATTATTTAAAACTGGAGTTGCCATAATTTGATTGTTTTTGATTGTTAATAATTAATTTCAGTTTATATATTTAATTGTTCAGATTAAATTCGTTTAAAAATATTTGTTGGCCTTTTGATCTTTCTTTTTGAAGATGTTCTTTTACTTTCTTCATTTGCTTGTTGTACACCTAATGATGTACCACCTGCATTTGATTGTTCAGTCTTCAACTTTCTGACCGTTTTCTCTACACTTTTCTGAGCTCCTTTATCCATAATCTTTGCTTTGTATCCTTCTGGATCTTGTAGCAACCACAGTGCTTCAGATATTAAAGAGTAGTTTGGCTCAACAAACTGATACTTTTCTAGTAAGTGTCCTAATAAATTAGTATTCTTTCCACTTACTGAAGGATAATTAGGTTGTACCAACCCGTGATATAACATTGCTTGAATCTTTCTATCAACTTTAATATCACCTAATTTACCATCTTTCAAAGTATCATATACATTCTTCATATATGCTTTTGATGCTTGTTCTTGTTGTTTCTTCTTAAGCTCTTGCTCTTGAATCTTTTGTGCAACAACCTTTTCTTGCATCTTGTCCAGTTTAGGCTTAAACTTGTTAGCTTGTTGCTCTAACTTACCTAAATCTTTCCATATTTCAATTTCTTCTTGAATCTCTTCAGTAGTACCATATCCAGTAGCACCAAGATATTCAGTAATAATTTTTTCTTGATCAGATGCTTTCTTTACATCTAGATCTCTTGTTTCTTCAACTTGGGCAAGAGTTGAAAACAATCCTTTTAGGTCTTTACCACCATCTGCTACATATCTTGCAGCAATTTGTAATTCTTGTGGTAAACTCTGAAAGAACTGTTTTGGAGTTTCTTGTCTTACTTGATTTGCTTTTTCTTCTAAGTTAGCTTCAATTAACTCTTCCCAGTCTTTTGCACTATATTCTTCTAATGGCTTGTCATCATCAAAAGGAACTATTTTATCATCCTTTATTAATTTACCAAACACATCAGATATACCTGATATAGTTTTTCTACCTCTCTTTGCCTTTGGCTCTTCTTCAGTTTCTTCAACTTCATCAAGAGAGTTTAAAATTTCTTCAACATTTTCTTCTGTCTTAGTCTCCTTGCCTTCTTCTGCTTTGACTTCTTCTTTCTTTGCTTCTTCTTTAGGTTCTTCAGCTTTCTCCTCAGCTTTATCTTCCTTCTTAGCATTTAAATCATCAGCATCATTTGCATCAGGATCTAAAAAGGCCATGTCTGACTTTTTTCCAGTGCCAGTGAAAATGTTTGCTGGCTTTTTAGAATCTTGTTGGATGATATCAGCACCACTTGGTGCAGCGTTAAAAATCTCATCCAAATTGATATCTACTTGTTCTACGTTACTGTTCACAGTATTTGTTTCTGTATTACTCATAATTGTTGGTTTTAAAGATTTATACTTCTTACATATATAATATAAGAAAGTTTTTTCATTCTAAACTTATAATATTTGGAATATTATGAAAATAAAATGCAGTATATAGCTAACGTTTATTTTTTATCTTCAGATTTAGGAGAATCATACTTATTTTTGTTCTCTTTAGCTATTTGAAGTTTGGTATCAGCTATTTGTTTTTGTGCAGCTATCTTTTCTTTTTCAACTGATAGTCTGCTATTTTCCATTGAAGCTTTAGTAGCATTTTTCTGACGCTCTAAGTTCATTTTTTCTTGATATTGTGTAGTATCTCTAATATCTTTCATAGCATCTTGATAATCAGACATTTGGTTTTGATTTATATCTACCATAGAACCATAACCGGCTGATCTAATCTCAGCTAAAAGGACATCATTTTTTCTATCTTTTTCATTTTCTGACATCTCAACTTGTAGCTTTTGTTGCTCTTCTTGAGATTTTGCTTGTAGTTGTTGCTCTTGCATCTCACGTTGCTGTTGCATATCTTGCTGTCTTTGTTTCTGTATTCTTATTTCAGAATCTTTTAATATGTCAGAAACTTCAGCAATTGAGTCAGCTTTAACAATATTACCAAGCTCATATATACTTGCACCACTTGTATTATTAGTAAGTGCTAATTGTTTAAGATTTTCAAGGATAGCTCTGTGATTTGTTTTAGTGGTAGCAAATACATTAAAATCTCTAAGTAGTAGATCTGTACCATTTATAGTAAAGTTTACTTTCTCAGCTTCTGTAGATATATAAGAAAGTCTTACACTTGGATTAGTACTATAATAATGCTGTGCTAAATCAGTTCTCATTTGATGTACTCTTGGCATTAAATGATCTGAATGCTGTACAAAATACATCTCTGTTTGTGCATATGATTGCTGCATTGCTTGTACTACACCTGTAGCAGTTTGTGCAGATACAGCACCACCTAAACGTTGTGGGTTTATACCAATTGCATCAAAGCATTGTTGTTTAAAATAATTTGCAAGTTGAATTCTAGACATTAATCTATTAGTTTGCTCCATATTAAGAGTTTGATAATGATTAAAGTTAGTTGCATTCTCAGTGTTTGTAATTGATGTATCAAGAGGTAGCATTTGGAAATCCTTCATTGCTACATATGCTTTTGCATAATTATTCTTACCCCAATCTTCTCCCATAGAGTGACGTGGTAAAGCATTTTGATCAAACATAATTACAGTACCTAATTCATCTATTAGAATGTCAGCAATCTGGTTATTAACCATATTATATCCAACTTGATACGCTTTCATTAAGTCTACTAAAGAAGTAGATCTTGTATTTCTATCAGAGAATACTCTCCCCTCAACAGGTAACTTACATCCATATAATGAATTATTACCTTTAAACTGAAATGGTAATCTCCCTGGTTTAGTTCTATCAATACCTAAATAAATAGGATTAATATTATCACCCATAGTAGATCTCCACATTGCAGGTAAGTTTGGTCCAATCTTAACACCACCCCATACTTCATTAATCCATATCCAATCTAAATGCTCACCTGCTAATAAATTTTCTTTTGATTTGTTTTTAAATATTGAAGTATCATATACGGGCTTTTTAGTTATCTTAAAAGTTTCATCAACAATCTCTTGTATTATTTCACCATCATCTTCTATTTTAGTTAAATGACCAATTCTTCTTTGTGTCTTCCAATATATTGTTGAAACTCTCATTAAGTTTCCTTCACCCCACATTTGGATATCCTCACCTTCATCAAGAATTTGACTTAGTATATCACCACCTCTTGCTGGATCATCCCAGTAATTACTTGTAAACTGTCTATATGGTAGACCAGGCATTTGAGTATTCCACTCATGTGATCTTTCTGCGTCATAGTATGCACCATCATTCTGATATCCGTTAACTTGATATTGTGCTGATCTTGCAGGATATATTTTTTGTAATGACTTTAATTGTTTCTCACTCATTAAGTAACCATATCTATCTACTACATCAGATACAGTCATCAAATCTACTTTACCTACATAATTAGAATCAGCAATGTATCTTTGATCTGGGGATTTTTGATAGAAAGTTAATACAGGATTCCATAGCTCTACATCATAGTCATCTTCTAACATACGGAAATGCCAGAATTCTCTATCTGCAATAAGCATATCTCTAAATCCTCTTTCTTCAAGTTCTTGCATTTTGAATCTTTCTTCATCTACTGCAAGTTGATGAGAAGCCCATTCTTCAACCATACTTCTATAAGACTTACTAAAGAAATCTTCTATTTCAGGTAAAGACTTTAAACTTTCTGGTGCTAATTGTTGCTTTGCTTCTTCTGAGGCAGGATCCATTCCCATCTCAATCATCTTACGTACCATCTGTGCTTCAGCATCAGCCAATAAAGCTTCTTCTATTTGAAATCTTTTTTGTTCTAACATCTCATTATATGAGATATCATCTATAGCTCTAAACTGAACTTTGGAATATCTTTTAGCAAATTCACCAGTGAGTACATTTATAACATTTGGAACAATAGGATAAAATTTTAACTCAAGTGCTGAATCATTCTCTTGAGTTAAAGTGTCCATTAAATCTTTGTAATCATTATCAGGCTCAACTATATAATCAGTTTTATCTATAATACCTTTTGCTAATTTATAGTTCTTAAGAAGTCTTCTTGCATTGATGCGTAAGAACTCAATTCCTTGTAACTCTAACCAATCAAGATTCCAAGCTGCCCAATCATCTGTCTTTTTAGAATATGGTAAGAATTGTACTGGTTGGGTAAGACTAGAAAAAGTTGGTCCTTCTTCTGCCTTAGCACCATTTTTAAGTTGCATTGCATTTAATACTCTCATCTATCTAATATTTTTGAAACCAGATCTCTTAACTCTTGTTCTATTATAACCATTTCTCCGTCCAAGATTTTTAAACGGACTATACTTTAATTTACCAATTTTTTCTGAATTAACCAAAGAATTATCTTCTGTTTCACGTCTTTTAGTATAACCTCTATTTGATTGTTGAATCTTTCCAAAAGCCACTAATGCACAGAATGCTACCATTCTATCTACGTTTAATCCTGGATAATAGGCAAGCATTTCTTTTATAAGCATTGGATCTGGTATACGTTCAATACCTAAAGTTTGAGACATAACATTACCTTCAACATCTAATTCTTCATCTATGACTTCTCTTAAAAATTCAATACCATATGATATCAAATGGCTTTTAAATAAGTTACCTGTATTCTTCCAACCATACTCTTGATATACAGTTCTGTTTGAGCCAAGATCTTTTAAAAATAATATTTGTTGTTTAGGTACCAAATATCTTTGTTTCTTTCTAGCAATCATATGCTGTATAAATAAAGAAATGTTATTCTCAACAATAGTCCATGCATTGTACCATTCAATAATCATTTCTAATCTTTCATGGGTTTTATTTATATCATCATACCTACCACACCATGATGCAACAATTTTATCCTTCTCTATAAAAGTTTCTGTGTCACCAAATTCATTAGTTCTTATTACTTCTGTTGCATTCTTCATTACAAAAATACTACACAAAGAATCTGATGTAGTTGTTTTACCTTCTGATACAGGGTCAATAGATGCATAGTATGCACCAAACTGTGGATTCTTAACTGGTCTTTCCCATACAACAACAGATCCACTTTTATCTTGCATTTTTTTATCTACAGGAAACTTAGATATAGGAAGTTTATTTGTACGGTTTGCAACTATACCTTTCTCATCTCTTTCTAAATCAATTAACTCATATGGATATTCTTTCTCTTCTATTTTCTTTTGTTGTTTAGTAAGTATACCCTGTGGAAATATAGACTCTTTTCTATATGCAAATGCTTCTGCAATATTTAATGGCTTCTGAGATATTCTAAGTTGAAATTGTTCTGCATTTAACTCACTCTTCCATCTTTCTCTTTCTAACTTGATAGCATGTATTGCTTCTTCTATCTGAGAGTTGCCGTATCTATCAATATAAGGTGGCATAGACCACTGTTCAGGAATAAATAGTCCTGCCATACCAATAGTACCATCAGCGTCCATTAGATCAGTTTCTACAGCATATATATCATTTGCTGTAGGATTAAGAATCATATCTTTTAGTGGATTACATTGCTCAAGATCACCAACAGATCCTGCTGCTATAAACATACCAGTAGTTACCATACCAGAAGACATTGCTGGTCTAAGATATTCATAAGTTTCCATCATCTTAGGTGCAATACCAGCCTCTTCATGAAAGAAATAAGTACATGGACCACCAACACCTGTTGTTGCATTCTTTTCAAAAGATGCACCTTGTATTTTAGACTTAAGACCTCTTGAAGTTTTTCTGTTATTTACTTTTACTTCAATTTGTTGTTGCCATAATAATACTTTCTCTGGATTACTTGGTCTATACCAAGCAGTATGCTCATTTAAAAAAGTTTTATATTCTTCTAAAAACTTCCATGAACCTTTATCATTGATATAATCTTTTAATGATGCACCTATCTTACATATAGACCCTTCTTCAAACCAATACTGGTTTATGATCTTAGCCATATGAAAATATGAAGATGCTATCTGTCTTTTCTTTAGTATGGCAGAATGCTGATTGTTAAGCTCAGCAATAAGTTCATACAAAGCCATGTGATATTGTGCATCTCTAACTTTTGCAAAACCATATTTCTTTTCTTCCTTATCAAAGATAGGTAGGAAGTTAAGCCACATATAATAGTCTCTAGTTAGATACCATTCATTATCACCATCTTTATAAATAACACCAGTTCTACATTTGTTTTTCTGATCCTCCCAATAACCAACAAAGTCTTTAGACCTAAAAGGTTTATTACAATAAAACCCTTGAGTATTAAAGACTTTTGCTTCATTGTTAAACTCCCAGGCTATATTAGTAAAATTATATTTACCTGGTTCTTTAAGAATACTTTCTAAATATTCTCTAAATTCTAGATCTGATTCAAATGTAGTTTCAGTCCATTTTCTATTTTTATATGTA